GTCAGAATTTCAAAATAGCCGATAAAGAGGCGTATATAGCAATATTTGTCGATTGGCGACAGCTCCCCACTCTAACCGACTGCGTTCAAGCCTCTAGTTGGCTATGGCGGGGTGTTTGTGTGTGGGACAAAACCGAGGGGGCCAGGATGCCCCACATGGGGTATTTCAGACAGCAAGCCGAGTACGTTGTTTGGGGAACGTATAGCGACCTTCAAGCAGATTATGATCGAGACGAGGCATTACCGGGCGTTTTTCGGTCAGCGGTAGATCAAGACAAAATGCACCTCACCCAGAAACCGATTGAGGTTTTAGAGTGGCTCATTAAAATAAGTCTCAAAAAAAACATCTTCGACCCCTTCCTCGGCAGCGGGACCACCCTAATCGCCGCCGAGAACCTGGGGCACACCTGCTACGGCTGCGAGATCGACCCCGGCTATACGGCGGTGATTTTGCAGCGATACCGGGACCATACCGGGATTGAGCCGGAGTTAGTTGACAAATCTGACAGTATAAAAAGGGACAAATGAGCAAAGTGACCGCCAGCGAAGCGGCGCAAGCGATCAGAAACCAAAAAGGATTTATTACTCAGGCGGCCAAGCAGTTAGGTATCAGCCGGCAACACCTTTACACCCTGATCAACAACCACCCCACGGTCAAAGAGGCGTTGACGGACGCCCGCGAAGAAATGAAAGATTTTGCCGAGGGTAAGCTGATCCAAAATATCAAAGAGGGGAAAGAGACCTCTTTGATATTCTACCTCAAAACCCAAGCCAAGGATCGCGGCTATGTAGAACGGGCCGAGGTGGCCGGGGTAGCCGGCCAACCGCTGATCATATTGGATATGAGCAATGATAACGACTAAAACGCCCCGGATAAAATTCAGCGACTTGGCCGGCTTTACGGACAAGCAGCGCCAGGCCACCCACGCGGCCGAGCAACATAAATATTTTCTCTATGGCGGCTCGCGGGGGCCGGGGAAGTCGTATTGGCTGCGCTGGTATCTGATTTACCGGCTATTAAAATGGGCTGGGCAAGGCCATCGCGGGGTGCGGGTGCTGTTGGCGTGTGAGGATTATCCGACGCTGCGAGAGCGCCAGATCGTCAAAGTTGAGGCCGAGTTTCCGGCCTGGCTGGGGCGCTACTACAGCGGGGAGCGGAAAGAGTTTGTTTTGAGCGATACCTACGGCGGCGGGGTGATCAAGTTCGGCAACCTGGCCGACGTGGGCAATTATCTGTCTTCGGAGTTTGCCATTATCGCTATTGATGAGCTGGTGCGTAATCGCTTCAGCGTCTTCAACCGGCTGCGCGGCTCGCTGCGGTGGCCGGGGCTGACTGATACCGGTTTCGTGGCCGCCACCAACCCGGAGGCGAACTGGGTGCGCTCGGTGTGGATCGAGCGCCGTTTTGAGGACGAGCTGCAACCGTTGGCCCCCATAGCGGATCAATTTAGTTTTCTGCCCGGCCTGCCGACCGATAACCCGCACCTGCCCGGCGGGTATTGGGATATGCTCAACACGCTGACCGGGGCATTACGCCAGGCGTGGTTACACGGCGATTGGTATGCGGCGGTGGAGGGGCTGGTCTATGACAATTTCAGCCAGGCCAACATCACCGACCGGGAGCCGGAGCCGGATCAGCCGATTGAGCTGGCCATAGATGATGGGTACATTGATCCGAGGGCGACGTTGTTTATCCAGCGTAGCGGCTCGCATATCTTGGTGTTTGATGAGCTGTACCACAGCAAGCGGCTGGAGGAGGAGACGATTGCCGAGATTGAGGAAAAGTGCCGCAATGCGCCCTGGGCAACAGATCGGGCGGACGGGGTGAAGCTGCCGGAGTTGGCGGCGGTGTCGCATGAGGCGGTGGCGCTCAGAGAGCGGTTGGACCGGTCCAACATCGCCGCTCAGAATTGGATGACGCGCCGGGCGGGTGGGGGGCAATCGACCCGCTTGCAGGCCATCCAGCTCACCCGCTCGTTGATCTGCGACGGCAACGGTCACCGAACTATTTTAATCCACAAACGGTGCCGAAATCTACTAGACGAGATCAGCGCCGGGTACAAATATACCGAGGGGCGGCGGGGGCTAAACGAGAAACCGGCCGACGGGAACGACCACGCTTGCCAGGCGCTTGAGAGTTGGGTCTGGCTACGGGCGGAGGATAGCGGGAGTTTATTATTATGGTAACGTACTTTGACGGGGCGATTAAGGCTAATTTAAATAATTTACCGGAGGAGGCGTGGACGGTGATCAGCGGCCACCAGGCCGAGAGCGGCAACGCCATCGAGCTATATAAGGCGGTGCCGTTTTTGTACCGCTGTGTTGACATCCGAGCGCAGGCACTCAGCCGCTTGCCGCGTGATATTATGCGTGGTGATGAGCCGGTAGAGGAAAAAGACGAGCCGCTGGTTAAGGGATTTAACCGATTGCTATATCAGATCGAGACGGCGATCACTCTGTACGGTTACGCCTATCTATTCCGAGAGCGTAACCGGGTGCGCTCGCTGGGGCTGCGCTGGTTGGCCCCGCACAGCGTTAAGCCGCGCTATGACATCGAGACGGGATTGAGCGGCTTTGATCGTGGCATCCAAGGCAAGCAGCAAAAGCTAGAGGTTGAAGACGTTTTGTACTTCTGGCAGCCGCCGATTGATACCGAGATCGGACCAGGCCCGGCCCCGGTGCTATCGGCCCTGTTTGCGGCTGGGGTATTAGAGAGTACCACCAAGTTTAGCAAGCAATTTTTTGACCGGGGGGCCGTCTTCCCGATGCTGTTGACGGTTGAGGGTAACCCGATCAAAGAAGAGATGGAGAAACTAGAAACCTGGTGGAAGCGGTTGCTACGCGGGGCACAGTCAGCCTGGGAGACGGTGGCCGTCCGCAGCACGGTTAAACCACAGATTTTATCATCGCCAATCGGTGAGATGGCGATGACCGATTTGACCGCCATTCAGCGAGAGAATATTGCCACCGCGCTGGGCGTACCTCATTCGATGGTATTGAGTAACGCGGCCAATTTTGCGGTATCACAACAGGACTATTTCAATTTTTACGATCAGACCATCGTACCGGAGGCGGACCGGATCGCTGAGGTGTTTAACGAGCAATTATTCGAGCCGGCCGGGTTACGGTTGGTTTTCCAGCCAAAACGGCTAGAAATTTATCAGCAAGCCAACCTGCAAAGCGCGGACACGGTGACGACCCTGGTCGCGGCCAAGATTTTGAGCAAAAATGAGGGGCGGGAGATCGTGGGCTATGAACCGCTAGAGGAAGATGAAGCCGAGCCGGAGCCACAGATGGCCCCGGTGATGATGCCGACGGCGGACGATAACGAGGCCGACCCGGCCGACGATGGGCCGCCTGATGCGCGGGCCGTTGATCTGGGTAAGTGGGAGCGCAAGGCGATTAAATCGCTGCGGCGCGGGGCCGGGGCGGCGGTGACGTTTGACAGCCTAGCCCTGGCTGACTACCCCCATCTACCGGCGGTGCTGGGCCTATGTCGCAGCGAGGCGGAGGTTAAGGCGGTTTTCGCCCAGATCGACGATTATAAGCAACATTTGCTGGGCCACACCGGAGACGAGATAGACCCGGCCCGGCTATCTATCGAGGTCGATTTCGCCGAGATCATCAATCAGTTTTTGACCCAGCAAGCCGGCCGGGTGGCAGCGGAGGCGGCCGCCGGCCAACCACCATCGACCGACTTTTGGCAGGCCGAGACCGCCGCCTTAACCGCACTGTTAACGCCCCATCTGGCCAACTGGGCCGAGGTCGCCATCGGTGAGGCGGCCGGGGCGCTGGGGTCGGTGGGCCTGGGGCTTGATGCCGATGTCAACGCCAGGGCGGCGGAGTGGGCGGGGCGGTATGCGGCTGATTTGGCCAAGGGACTGAATGAGACCAGCCGGGCCTTGGTTAAGGCCAAAATCCGCAACTGGACCACTAGCGGGCAAACGTTTGAGGAACTAATAGACACCTTGGAAAAAGGGATCGCGCCCCGTTGGCGGGCTGAACTAATCGCCTCGACTGAGGTAACGCGAGCCTATGCTGAGGCCACGCGAGAGGTGGCGGCCGAGGTGGAGGTGGTGCGCGGTCTGGTTTGGATGACGGCGCGTGATGAGCGCGTTTGCCCGATCTGCGGGCCGTTACATGGCCGGCTGATCCGCAAGGGGGCCAGCTTCCCCGGCGGCTATGGCCAGCCGCCGGCGCACCCGCGTTGTCGCTGCTGGCTAGTGATGGATGTGTAAAATGACGACCAGACCGATGTCGCCGGAACTTAAAACGTATTACGAGGTCCGCTACGATAAGCTGATCGAGGAGTTGCGGCGGGTGGCGGATCTGCTGGGCCGCCCGGACCCCATTCAGCCGCGTAAGCAACGCCGGGCGCGGGTGGTAGTGGCGGTGGATGGACCGCCGGATAGTGTTACTTAGCATCACTAAACAATGTCAATCTTGACACAGAACTCATGTTCTGATAAAGTAAGTCTCAAGTAAATAATTACGTCTTTGAACAAAGGGCGGTTTTCCGACGGTTTCTCGCACAGAGGGGCGGTCGGAAAACCGCCCTTTTTTGTTATCTCAGGATAAACCGAATGAATGACGAAAACTTAGTTTATTACGGCGGGGCGGTCAAGGCCCTGGGCGATGGTCGCATAGGCGGCTATCTGGTGCTGTTTGGTGATGAGCAGACGCCCGATTTGGAGGGCGACTTTTTCACCAAAAACACCGATTTTGGGGCACATCAGACCACCATGGTGCTATATCAGCACGGTCTGGACGCCTCGCTGAAGCGGCGCGTTTTAGACGTGCAAGCGCCGCTAAAATCTGACGATACTGGGGTATGGGTGGAGGCTCAGTTGGCCCTACGGGATGAATACGAGCAGGCCATTTACGCCCTGGCCGAGCAAGGCAAGCTGGGGTGGTCCTCGGGTACAGCCGGACACCTAATCGAGCGGGAGCAAAAGGGCGCGGCCTGGCATATCACCCGTTGGCCGCTGGGCTTGGACGCCAGCTTGACCCCTACCCCGGCCGAACCGCGTACCGCCGCCATACCGCTTAAGTCGATTGAGATTGATCCGTTGGCCATAGAGCCCGCACCACAGGGAGCCGGAGAGGCTTCGGGCGTGGCTGAGAGCCGAACGCAGATCGACATCAATATAAATATCGAAAATGACCCGCCGGCAGATGACCCGCCGGCAATTATTAGGGAGATAAAAATGTCTGATCAACCGACCACAGAGGTGGTTGCTGAGGTAGACGGGTCTGTTAGCCGGGAGGAGTTCAAGGGATTATCCGGCCGATTTGACACCATGACCGAGCAATTAACCGCCTTTATGCAACGGCTCGAAAATGCCGGCCCACTCAAAGATGCCGGATTTATTGCCCCGGATGATGAGGGGACCGACAAGCGACAAGCCAAATCATTCGCCGATTTTCTGCTGTGTGTTTATCGCGGCAACGTCAAGCGATTGGTTACGGTCTATAAATCGACCAAGGACCTGTCCGGCGATACCGGGACCACCGGCGGCTATTTAGTGCCGGAGGAGTTTTCCAACCGGCTGCTACAGATGACCGAATCGGCCAGCCAGATAGTGCCGATGGTGACGACTGTGCCGGTCGGTAGCGATACCGGTCGCTATCCGGCGCTCGATCAATATATCACCCCCACCGCCGGCAGCGGCCAAACGGCTACAGCGGCTGGGGTGGTCGCCACAGCGACTGCACCAGGGGCCACGTTGACGGCCACCGATCCCGGCTTTGAGATGATCCAGTGGAACATCAACAAAGTGGGCGGGACCACCGCAGTCGAGAACGAACTGATTGCCGACAGTGCCCAAGCCATCGAGGTACTGCTGACCCGCCTGTTTGGGGTGGCTGTCCGGGCCAAGCAAGAGCATTTGGTCTTGCGGGGGACGGGGGCCGGCGAGCCGGAAGGGATACTGAACGCCACCGCAGCCGTCGGGATCACCCCGGCCACTGACAACACCTTCGCCTGGGCCGACGCGCTTGGCATGAAGGCCAGATTTAAACCCGTTGGCGGCAGCCCGGTCTGGATCATCCATCCCGGCATTTGGCCCGACATCGGCGCGTTCGAGAGTTCGGCCGGTGGCGCGGTATTCCAGGCCAACATGCAAGCGGCTTTGGGTAACAACTTGCTGGGTTATCCGATCATCCAATCTGAGCATTTGCCGCAAGACGACAACGCCGGCTGTGTACTGTTGGCCGATCTCAGTGCCTATATGCTGTTTGAGCGACAAGGGTTGGCTATCGCCTTTAGCGAGCATGCCGCCTTTACCAGCGACAAAGGGACCTGGCGTTTTACCACCCGCATGGACGGCCAATCGTGGCTCAAATCGGCCATCACCCTGGCTGACCCGCAGGGCGGATACACGATGAGCCCGTTTGTTTATCTCAACGACTAGGAGCGATTAAAAATGGGGAAATTACTTAGCGAAGAAACCGCCATTGTAGCCAACATTGATCCCGATGCCTACGCCGCCGCTGCCTATGATAGCGGCTGGGTTGACATGACCGTTTTTGACCGAGTTATGGCTATCGTGCAAGCGGGCGATTTGGGGGCCTCGGCCACCATAGACGCCTCGGTTCGCCAAGCCACTGATTCCGGCGGAACCGGGGCCAAGGCCATCACCGGCAAGTCTATCACTCAACTGACCCAAGCCGGCGGCGACAGCAACAAGCAAGCCGTGATCAACGTCAAAGCCAATGAGCTTGATGTAGCCGGTGATTTTACGCATGTCAGCCTGCAAATCACGGTCGGCACGGCGACCAGCGACGCGGGCGGGATTGTTCTGGGCTCTTGCGCCCGCTACCAGCCCGCCAGCGACAACGACGCCACCACTGTGGACGAGATCATTAGTTAGGAGGCGGTATGTATATCTGCAAGCGATTTATTGACCGATTGCGGCCCGGCGATAAAGTGCCGGACGGGGCCTACCTCGATAATCACCTGGCGGCGATGTTGGCGCTGGGTACAATCGAGCTAGACCCGACCGCTATCTCGGAGAAAGAACCGGCCCCGGTGAAAGCGAAGCCGACGCCGGCTACTAAAAAATAACGATGGCTTATTGCACCACCGCGCAGGTTAAGACCTATCTGAGCATTAGCGGCAGCGGCGATGATAGCCTATTGGCTGATCTGATCAGCCGGGCCGAGTCGTTGATCAACCGCTATACCCACCGCACCTTTGAGGCGGCGGCCGACAGTGACCGCACCTTTGACGCTCTGCGCGACGTGGAAGGCCAGGTCCTCTATTTAGATGAGGACCTGGCCGCCATCACCACTGTGACCAACGGCGACAGCGCCAACACAGTCATCACCAGTGGCCAATACACCACCGAGCCGCGCAACACGACGCCATACTATGCACTCCGGATACTGGATAGCAGCGGGCTGGCCTGGGAGTATGACAGCGACCCGGAGGACGCCATCACCATCACTGGCCGATGGGCCTACAGCACCACCGCTCCGACTGATATTGAGCATGCCTGTATCGCCTTGACCGCTTGGCTGTACCGCCGCCGTAGCAGCATCGGCAACGACAGCGACCGCGCCCTGGCCACCGGTGACGGGGTGGTGATTTTACCGGGCCGCATCCCGCAAGATATTAAATCGGTTTTAGACGTGTATCGAGTACTGACATGATCAAAGTGATCGGGGCAAAATCGCTCATTAAAAAACTGGCTAATACCGCCATTGTAGATCGTGAGCTACTTAGCGCAACCGAAAAAAGCGGTCTGGCCGTCCTCAAGCGGGCCCAAACCTACCCCCGGCAACGACCCGGCAGCACCTACCGCCGAACCGGAACGCTGGGTCGTAAGTGGTCGGTGGCTGTATCACGGCGCGGCGGTATCTATACCGCTCGGCTCCGCAACCCCACCAGCTACGCGCCAGACGTGCAAGGCGTGCTGGGCCAGAAGCCGGTCCATAAAGGCCGCTGGCCCACCGACCGGGCCATGCTCAAAGAGCAATCGCGTAAAATCGTGGGGTTTTACGGGACGGCCCGCCGAAACATTATGGAGGCATTTAATGGCTAGTGTAATTGATACCGTCTACGCCAACCTGGACGCGACCACGGTTAACGTCTCCGGCACAGTGCCGACGGTTTACACCCTGGCCGAACTTAAGGAGTGGACCGACATTGCCGATCTACCATGCCGGTTGTTACTGCCGGTTAATGAGCGCAACCAGGCCAGCGCCTTCGAGTTAAACAATTTTGGCCACACTCAAGCGGAGGTGACGTGGCGCATCACCGATTTGCTGCTATGGAAAAACGTCAACACCGAGACCGGGCTGAAGGATGTAGCCGCCGAACTGTTGGAATACAGCAAAGAATATTTAGAGATGCTGCTGACCTTCGTCCCGGCGGCGGGTAGCCCGGCCTGGTTTTCTAACGCCACCTCAACCATAGACATTTTCGAGTGGCCGGAAGATAGCGGCCAATACTTTTGGGGCGTTGAGGTAGTGTTAACGCTAACCGAGCATATCTAATGTACAAAATCATTAAAGGCGTGGCCAACGACAAACTAAACGAACGATACCAACCAGGCGACCAGGCCGACTTGAAGGACTGGCCGGCCGAGGCGGTTGACCATCTGTTGGCCAAGGGCGCAATCGAGAAGATCGAACAGAAACGGACGGTGAAACGTGGCACGAGCAGGTAAATGGACCCGAATTTTTTGGGGTGGCTACGATCTAACCGTTGAGACCAGCGCCATCGACCCCGGCGGCATTATGGCCGATGAGGTTGAGGCCAGCGGCTTTACGCAGGATCACGGCTACGTATTGGCCCAAAAAGACGCCGCCATCACCCTGGACGGCTACTTTGAGACCGACAGCACTGCCGCGCTAAACTCACCGTCCAATACCGAACATTTGACGGTGGCCTACGGCAACAATGCGCTGCCGGCGGTGGGGGATATTACCCAGTCGATCCGGGGCGCTCAATCGACCTACAGCGCCGGATCAGCCAAAGATGGCTTGCAAACCGTCAACGCCACCTTAAAGCCGGCGCAGGGAATCAACACCCCGGCCGAGTTTGGGGTACTGTTGGCCGACGCCACCATCAGCGCCAACGGCAACCAGGCCAGCGTTGACAACGGCGCATCGTCGGCTAATGGTGGGGTGGGCTATCTGCATATTACCGCCCTCAGCGCCGGCGATACGATCACCGTTTTGATTGAGGACAGTCCAGATAACGCCATTTGGTCAACGCTGATTACATTTACGCTGGACGGCAGCGCTTTGGCCGCTGAACGGCTCACGGTCGGTGGAACCGTTGACCGCTACGTCAGAGCATCATACACCGTGACCGGGACGGCGATTAGTTTCCCGATTGCGGCCGCATTTATTAGGAGTTAAAAAAAATGGCACGAATTGGAAAATGGACCACGGTTAACATTGATGACAGCACCCCCACCGCTCGCGATCTGACCAACGACATCACCGAGATTGATGGTTTGCCGACCACCTATGACGAGATCGAGGCCAGCGGGTTTGGCCAGGATCACGGCTACGTTGTCGGGCAGGGTGATAGCGGGTTTACCATCACCGGTAAACTGACCACCACCGCGCTGACCGGGACACATACCGTCCTGAGCGGGATTGTAGGCGACATGTCGCAGACCTACACAGTGACGGTGGCCTATGGCAACAACGCCGCCCCAACCACCGGCGACCCGGAATTTGAGGGGGAGTTTTATTGCTCCTCCTACGCCCCCGGCACGGCTAAGGACGGGTTGCAAACATTTACCGCCAAATTTGTCGTCGCTCAGGGTCAGGCGCTCCCGGCCTGGGGGACGGTGGCTTAATGGCTGAGATCAAGTGTGATGTGGCCGGATTTGAGGCGGTAGTGGTGACGATCCCAGACAAGTGGCTATATGAGCATTCGATCCGCTACCAGGCCGGCCTGGATAACGGCCCGGCCTTAGATGAGGCCGATATAGACGCCATCGCCGAGAACCGGCTGACCTACAACACCCGATTAAGAACGCTCTACGGTACGCTGGCGATCTGCCAGGTGGACGGGATCGAGGCCGCGTGCTTGGCCGAGCCGGAAACGGCCCCGCTGCGTTATGGCGCATTTTTCGCCTGGTTACTCAACACCGTTTTTTATGGCAGCTATGCTCGGGCCGCCAACGCGGAAAAAAACTAACCCTGGCGGCGGCCGACTATGCCGATGGGCTGATCAGCCGCCCGCCGCCAATGTTGCAACTGGCATTTGACTGCCGCAACTGGGACACGTTGCCGCTATCGGGCGGGCTATACGCTCAACCGCTGGCGGAGATGGTCCGCATGAACCACGCGCTAATGATCTATAACGTGGTCAATAGCTATAACGAGCGGCCCGGCACGGCCGGGGATTGGGCCGAGAAGTATCCGGCCCTGGATAATGTTTACCGCGACATTTTGCGATTAAGAGACGAGGCGGCGGGTTGACCGCCGCCTCTTTGGTAACACTATGGCGCAACAATTACAGATTGAGATAACCGGAGACGCAAGGCAGCTGATCGGGGCCTTGCGGCAAAGCGGGGTAGAGTTAGATAGTTTTGCCGGCAAAGCGACCAAGATGCCCGCCGCCGCCGGCGGCTTCGGCGCGATGGCCACCGGCCTGGGGGCCGTAGGTGTGGCCCTGGGAGCCGTGGCCGGGGCGGGCAAGTTGGCCATGGAATTGTCCGCAATTGGGGCCGAGAGCCTAGCAGCGGCCCGGACATTTGAAAACCTATCAGGTGGCGCGGCAACTGCGGCCGAAAACATGGCCGCCATGCAGCGGGCCACAATGGGCCTGGTTGACACCACCACTCAGCAACGGATAGCCAACCAGCTGATGGGTATGCAGATAGCCAGCACAGCCGACGAATTAGAACAGGTTGTGAGCGTATCGCGCCGGCTGGGGGCGGAGTTTCAAAACCTGGGGGCCGACGATGCGGCCAACGAGTTTGCCATTATGATGGCTAATATGTCATACGAGCGATTAGACACGTTTGGCATATCATCCGGCCGGGTGAGAGAACGTGTAGCCGAACTCAAAGAAACCGTCGCCGGAATGACTACAGAGCAAGCGTTTTTTCAGGCGACGATGGAGGCGGCCAATAATAGTATTAGCCGCCTGGGGCCGGAGGTACTGAGCAGTAGCCAAGCGATGGCGGGCCTAAGTGCGGAGTGGTCAAACCTGGTAAGCGCCGTAGGAGAGGGGGCCGAAAAAACCGGCATCGTAGCTAACACGATGGCCCTGCTGTCAGACGGTATACGCGCTGTGCGAATGGAATTTTCCGAGGGCTCTATCCCTGAAGAAATGGACCATATCAACAACAAATTAGATGGTCTGCGTGGCCGACTGGAAAAGCTGCAAGCGGGGGGCGATTTTGCCCAGTTCATGAACCGGGGCGAAATCGCAGACCTAACCACCGAGATTGGCAACTTGGAGGGGGAACTGGCAGACCTAGCGATTGAGCAAGGGCGGCTAAACGCCGCCGGCAGCGAATATCAAACGTTGCTGATGGACACGTTTGGTCAGGGGGCGGTCAGTGGGATCGACAATGTAACAGCGGCCCTGGCCGATCAGGCCGAGGTGATCAGCCAAGCGCAAGCGGTAGCCGACTACAAAAAACGATTAGCCGACGAAGCGACGACCCGCCAGGCCAACGCCGATCAGGTGTTAGCCGCCGCAGCCAAGGACCGGGCTCTGCGCGGCCATCAGGAGCGGCGGGCGGCCGAGGCGGAACTGGGCCAGGAGGCGGTCCGGGCGCAAGAGGAGGCGGCCCGCTCCGCGCAAAGCAAATGGCAAGAGGCGTTCAACAATGTCAAGAGTGCGGTTGGTTCCGTTTTGGGCCAAGGGATGGGCGTACTCGGCGACCTCAATCTGGACTTTATGCAAGACACCACCGGCCGCGACATAGGCGAAAACGCCCGCCGCCTGGCCTCAATCGCCGTGGGGGATTTCAACGGCGAAGCGGCCCGGATGTTTGCAGCCGAGCGACCCGAACTATTCAAAAAAATCATGGAGAGCGAAGACCCGGCCGCCGCCGCACAGCAGATGTTGCAAGATTTTCAGCTAGGGATCGGGGCCGGCGATTTGATCGACAAAGAGGCGGCTAAGGAAAGGATCAAGCGGATTTTATTGGGCACAGCCGAGACCGACGCCTTGATCAACGAGATCACCAACGAATTGATGGGGGAGGGATTTAGCCTGCAACAGGTGCAATCCGCCATTGGCCAAAGTGGTATCGGCGGGGAGGCGGGCGGCGACGCGGCCTTGGCCAATGGCGGGCAACAATTCAGCGCCATTGCCGATGGCATGGTAGTGGCCGCTGAGGAGAGCAACGTTATGCAGCGCATTGCGGCAAGCCTGGCCAGCAGCGCCGCACAAACCGATTTCAGCAAGGCCGGCAACGTAATCGCGCAAAGCCTGGTCACGGCCACCGCTAATAGTGCGGCTTGGACGCTGCTGCTAGACAAAATTATAGAGGGCTTGGTCGGGCGGGGCGCGATCACGAACCCGGCCGCCGGGATAGGGCCGCCATAATGGCCACCACCCTGGGCGGGACCACCCTGGCGAGCGGGATTTTTGAGTGCGCCGAAAGCGAACCGGCCACCGCCTATCAACGGCGCATGGCGGATGGATCGCTACGGACCACGCATGGTGATGTGGTCAAGCGCAGTTGGCGCGTCGCCTGGCGGGCGCTGTTGGCGGCCGACGTGGCCACGATCCGAGCCGAATACGAGGACACGGCCGGCCAACTGTGGTCGCCGCCGGACATAGCCGGCACGTATACGGTGATGGCGGCGCGGGGATCGTGGGACGAAAAGACCTTGATGAGCGGGGCGACCACGCGCTATGATGTCACATTTGAGATCGAGGAGGTCTGATGGCGCTATCAATTAGCGGGACAAATTTAAGCGCCAACGCCACCAGCCGAGAAAATACCGCCGTGGCTACGGTGCGGATTTTATGGGATGGGGTCACTCCGACCAACGAAACGGCGCAGCTGATCAACCTCAGCATTAGCCGCAGTGTTTCAGACCCCGGCCGAGGCGCGGCCACGCCGGGGGCCGGGACAATGTCGAGCTGTACGCTGGTTTTAGATAACTCCGGCCGGCGTTACAGTCCCAGCCACAGCGCCGGCCCGCTCTATGCCGACATCCAAAACACGGTCGGCGTGGGGGCAGAGGTACGGATTGATTTAGGCTACAACGACGCTGCAAACGGCGACGAGACGCTGCGCCGTTTCACCGGATTTATTAATACCGTTTCCCTGGCCGGGCCGGGATCACCGTTTGTCACGTACAGTTGCCGAGGGCGAGAACAACGAACGGTCGAGAACCGCCACCGCACCACGCTCAAAACTGATCAATTTGTGGACGATGTATTTGCCGACCTAATGGCCGATGTCGGTATCAGCGCCGGGCAATATAATTTTGATATTGGTTTCCATCGCGTCTCCTATGTCTGGCTGGAAAATGAGGACGTATTTCGCCAGATGCAAGGATTAGCCGAGGCCGACGCCGGTTTTTGCTATGTCGATCAAGCCGGGGTGGTGCAATTTGAGAACGCCTGGCATTGGCTGACCGATAGCGATCACAACAGCAGCGTGATCTCGTTTGATTTAGACGAGAGTATGTATCAGGGGGTCAGCGTATCACACCAGCAGCAGGACATTTACAATAGCGTATTGGTAGACTGGACACCGCGCCGGCCGGGATCGTCGGCCAGTCTATTTAAGGCGACCCGACCATGGCAGGTCGAGCCGGGCGAAACGGTTACATTTCGGGCCACATTCCGCCAAGCGGCCGTGGTGGTTGATCCGCTGATCGCCGGCGAACACTATACGGTTGTCTCTCCCGGTGGGGTCGATATGGCCAGCAGTGTGACTATATCAACGACTATTTACGCACAGAGCATCGACGTGCAAGTGACCAACAACCACGCCAACTACATCGCCGAGTTTCGCCAGTTTGAAATCACCGGCGTGCCATTGGCTGGTCTACACGCCGAACCGGTGGTGATAGACGCCTCGGACAGCGCCATTGGCGACCCGGCCAGCGACCTGGTTAAGCGGTTGGAGATCCGCGACAACGTATTCATCCAAACGCAAGTTCAGGCCGAGGTGTTGGCCTGGATGACGCTGGACCGCAGCAAAAACCCGCGCCGGGCGGCTACGCTCAGTGGGGTTCCGGCCGTGCCGTGGTTAGAGATCGGTGACCGGGTAACGGTCGATAGTACCAATCAAGCCTGGACGGCCGTACCGTTTTTTGTTACCGGTATCAGTGAGACCTACCAGGCCAACCCGCGCCAATACGAGCAAAACCTGAGCCTGCTAGACGCCGCCTCGTTTTATCAGTACTCGCTCAATGAGTACTTTATCACCGGCACAGACGTACCACACGCCACCACTAGCAAAAGGTTATTTTACTAATGCCACTGCTACCAACCTTTAGCGATGGCGACCCAGTTAGCGCCGCCAATCTAAACGTCCTGAGCCGCGCACTACTCACGGCCAAAGGCGTCGCGGACCGACCGCGCACGCCGTTTCGGGCGCTGACCAATGACCAGGTTTACACTGGCTATATCTATCATCAGTACAATACGCTCAGTTACCGCAACAACAGCGCCGGCTCAATCACCGTCAACTACGGCGGCACGGATTTGGGCAGCATGCTGCCCGGTAATAATAGCTATGATTTAAGCGTCATCAGCCCGGCACTGACCGCCGGGGTTGTGTACCAGGTGACGGTAACTATTTCCGGGGGCGGCCAGTGCCATTGGCTGGCCGAAACCTACAGCCCGACGATGCAGCAAAACCCGGTTCTAACCGAGCCAACCGCCTGGGCCACATCGACCGGCTACGTGTACGGTAATATAGTCACGCACAACAGCAGCTATTACTCATGCAGCACCGACCACACCAGCGCCGCCGCGACGGAGCCGGGCGCTGGTGTGTCCTGGGCCACGGTCTGGGACGCGGGCGGACTGCCGGCCGCGAATATCAACCGCTGGGCCGACAATTTAGACGAGATGGTCAGCCTGGGCCAAACGCAGGTTGGCATATTCGAGCGGGCCGAGGTCGATCAAGGCGGCCACCGCCGGAACGACCCCAGCATAACAATGTACACCGGCTACCGGCAACACATAGCCAACAGAGCGCACGTGCAAGGCTATCATGCCGCCACGTCCTACCGAACCAACAGCCAAAAATCATCATTCACCTTGCAAATAAACGGCGTTGATGCATTTCGGCATGTGGCGCTCTCCGACACGGCCACCGGCTACAACAACGCGGCGTTGCCAAATGTGGCCATTACGACCGGCCGCCGGGGAGTCGGCGGGGGCCGAAATCAAAATTATGCTGAGATTAACGGCTATTTCGACCTCAGTGGTCTAGGGCTGACCCTGGGCCAGTTCTACAAATGGGAATTGTTTTTAGGCGGCGGCGGAACATCCAAATCTATGGATGTTCACGGCCGCATTGAATGGCTGGCGGCCGGAGCGGACGAAAGCGAGGCTTGGGCCAATCCGATCAAATGGGAGCGACACGGCCAGAACCTGAGCGCCGCGAATATGAACCTGTATACGACCGGGATCGAGCGTCTATTCCCTGGCAGCGGGGCCGAGAACATGCCGCTTTACTATGAAAACCCGGTGCAATTTATTTGGCCGGGCGGGACGCTGCGAACGATCACCCACTCTAAAAAATTTTTAGTCTATGTGCCGGATGGGGAGGGCACGCCGGAGGTATTTGTCGCTGGCGTGCAACCGTACAGCCTCAAAACCGCCGCCGGGGTGCAATTTTTCGACCTGGACAAAATACCGTATATGAACTATGGCACGCGCTACGCGGTTGATGATGTCAATTTTGCGCTAGAGGTTGACAGCGTTTCGGAGCTGGGATTGTGACCAAATTAACCAAAACCAAAGTGATTGATCTTGAGAGCCCACAAGATCACGTTACCGCTCAGGGATACCGACCGGTAGACCCGAACCCGCCGCCAACCCCGGCCGGGCTGTCGGTGCAGGACGGCCTGGGGCAGGTGGTTTTGCATATTGACCCTGATCTTGACCGAGCCCACCGCCACGCCTCATTTAAAGAGTTCGTGGCCTATCGCACCAGGGGCCGCGACAGCAGCGGCGCACCGATCAGCCCGCAAGAGGTGGCCCGGTTTAGCGATCTGACCAAGACCATCACCCGCGTGGCCGGGGAGCCGCAGCTGTATTGGTACGCGCTGAAATCACGCAGCAAAAACGGCAAGTTTTCCGGCTATGGCGACTGGGTTCCGGGGTTGTTTTTGAATGATACCGGTATCCATGATCGGTTTGATGATTATGGCGGATTGGATCAGGTGGCCAATGATGGTAATTTACACTGGATTAAAATAGGGACGTTTGAGATTGATGAGGTGTGGGCGCTGGGGACCCTGGCCGAAATCGTCGAGTCACCCCGGCGGGAGGGGATGCGGTCGGTAGAGTTGGCCTCCGAGCTGGTTTTTTCGTCCGCGACACAGGCCAAGGAACTTGATTTGAGCGGGGAGGAACGATTTACAGACGACGATTATTTGACCGCCGCGATTTATGTCGATGATGTGACCAAATTGGGATATGCAAAAATCCAGTTCGTTGATAGCGCACTCAAGACTGCTGCCACTACGCTAACACCGGCGAACTTGGCTACCGGGTGGAATTATATTGCGGTCAAACGGTCAGATCTTTCGGTTGGCACTGGGTTTGATTGGGCAGACGTCCAATGGACAACGGTGATTGCCGAGATGGATACATCCACGATCAGAGTAACCGTTCACTTTGATGATATTCGCCTGGTCAAAGCCTCGGCCATCGGCGGAAACAGCACTATCTACAACGATACCGGCGACAAATGGGCCTTTTATGCTGAGGATAGCCAAGCCGACAATCCCGGCGTTTGGCACATTTACACCGACATGCCAAACGAGCCATTCGCTTTAGGCAATACGCAGGACGCGGATGGAACCTATATCGCTGTCCGTACCGACCGGCAGCAGGCCAACGCCACGCACGCATGTGCTATTCAACTACGCGATAGTGGCGGCCGGGGCGGCATGTTGTTGCGCGTGGCTGATCCGCTGGTAACAGTGGACGACCCGCTAATCAACACGATGTGCGAAAACATGCGATGCACGACCGTTTTTGGCGAGAAAACGGCCTCGTTTGATTTTTTGCTGCCGACGCAGAGCTACGATAACACGTATGGCAAATATGTTTTGTATACCGCCAGCGACTCGCTGTGGTATACAAGCATCACTATCCCGGACAGTAAAAACGCATTTACGATCCACATGGCAATTCAGCCCGACTTTCCCTCGACCGTGGC